GTCTTCATAGCTTTTCCAGAAGCATCTACTCCATACAAAGCAGTAGAACTGGCTGAAGTAATCTTTACGGACGTATCGGCAACAGGCATAGAATTAGTCATAGTGACTGGCTTGGGGATTTTGACTTTTTGATTCGTAGCACTTTGTAGCCATAGGTACGTATGTGTCGAGAAAACAGACACTGGTAAAAAATTGGGGCTTCCTACTGGAAGTAGAGACCAGTCGGTCTGATTATTGGCGGTTTTAGTAGCTAAGTTTGTCGTAGACCCGGCAGTGTACAACAAATAAACATTCGTATCATCAGTTGTAATATCCAAAATAGACGATATTGGTTGAGCAGGTGTAGCGGCTACTTCTGCCGAGCCTTTCGACATAGGAGTAATCGCAATATCAACGTTGATGGTTATTGTCTCTGGCTTTGCGGGCAATACACTTGTTTTGTAAAAGTTGTATGTAGCTTGGTCTGCTTCTACACTAAATACGTACACATCGGAGGTTACTGAAGCATATATTACCGGCATCGTAGCTCCAGAATTCAAATCGCGTAACGTAATTTGGTTAGATTTATCCTTAAAGCCCTTTATAGCGGCATCAATTTCTGGAATGCCGCTAAAAGTCTGACTGATGGCGTGTTTTCCTAAACAAATCATGACCGAATATTTACCGTTGTTTTCTCCAATTCCAAATGAAATATGGTTCGTGTCTTGCACACCATTCCAACCAGCGACTCGTAAGTAAGTGGGTGGTCCAGTAGGTACAGGAGCTACAGCGGCTACCCCTTGAGTTCCAGCAGTAGAGAGATGGGATAAATCAACGGTAGACCAAGACCCGTTACATGGATTCTGGCACACGTACACTGACTTATTAGCATTGTATCCCCACAAATATCCTGCTGCTGATGGGGATGTTTTTACAAGAGAACCGGGTATATTCGCCCATTTTTGAGCAGAAGATATCTGGGTGGAAGCCACCGTGTTTATAGATTTTGTGTTTGCATCAAATGCGGATTGAAAGTCCGCCATCTTATTATTGAGTGAGCATAAATTAGTTCATGTTTTGGAAGTTTTTGTACATGCCCCTCGAAAGTAGCATAGAGACTACAGGGCCAGTTGTGAAACCACGAGACTTGGGGAAATCCTGAAACATCTTGGCCGTTCCAGGAGCTAGACCGCCGGTAGAATAGGAGTAATCAGTTTTAGTCACTATTGCCTCCAGACGTTTGCGCTTCATCTCCGTAATGAAAGAAGCGTCTGTGCCCGGACCTTTACCTGTACGAGCTCCAGTGGTTGGGTCTACACCCGTATTCAGTTGTACTACAGACATCGGCATTTATTTACTGTGCGGGAAAAGTAATGGACATCAAGGCTTTCCAAGATAGTCGTCAGGCGGAATTAGACGCATTTCTAGCAAACTATGCTACCCTGAAGACAAAGTATTCGGCTGCTTTGTCGGCAGCAATAGGAGAACGAGATTCGGGGCAACAGGTTATTCTAGTACAAAAAGTTCTTGATGCAAATACCCAACTAACCGCTGCGGTTCGGACTATTTTGGGGTCGTTATCGTCATCTACTTCAGACATAGATACTGCGACTTTAAATCAACTCACTGCAGACCTTGTGAAATATCAGCAGGACTTTTTGACGCTGCAGCAGTCTACAGATAAACTACAAACGTTAAAAATGATTCAGAATACAACACAGAGTGATTTGCAGCGGGCATTAACACTCTATAATGTATATATTTTAGCACTGTGTATTCTTTGTGTTATTGTTATCATTCTAGCAATACGTGCAGCATGGACTGGTGGTATTTTTGGAGGTATAGTTCGTCGAATCAAAAATACTGTAAGACCACAATAACTCCCAGTAATACACTTATCGCAATGAGTTTATCGGTATAATTTAGGGGAGGTTGAGGAATAGGTAAACGCATTTGAGCAGCAGTTACTTTATCACGTTCTTCGTGGATTCCTTCTACTAAGTTCCCTAGCCCAGCTTGGTTCTGGCGAAAATGAGTTATGGCGTCAGCTCCCATCGCATCATGAATAGTTTGGTTCGCACTCACAAGTTCCTTCTTTTTTGCTGTGATAATGTTATCAAGTCCCTCTTTAGCTGACTCATACGCTTTCTTATATGAGTCATTTCCAGTAAGTTTGTACTGCAAGTAATTATCATGGTAGCTGCTACTTAAGGTTGTTAGCTGGCTATCCATTTGTTGTTTCCGCGACACAAATTCGCCAGCGTTTGTTCTCTGCCGTAGTTTCACACATCCCAGTAACTTCAACTATATCGCCCGGTCGAGCACCAAGATACTTGGCCATAGCATCCTGTGAGAGAATACGGGGAAACTTGGTAAAATCGGGAAACTTCTTTGCGAGAGTACTGCGTTCAATATCGTTGATAATTCGTTGCTTCGGAACAAGCTGGTGCTTTGAAATATTGAAGTAGAGGCTAGCCATAAGAAACACTTGGACAAGCGAGTTCTCGCGTTCGGAGATATGATTTACCAGTGTACTCAAAACCTTCTCGCTAATCGGTGTCTCGCTAATAATGATAGTCCCTGCGCTATAATTGTTCTCCTTTGCGAACACAATAAAGTTGCTCAAATCATTCGTAGACACGCGGGTCTTCGTGCTATAAATAATCAGCATACCACCAAAATTGTACATCTTCGTCTCATCTGGTGCGGGCGTTACGGGTTCAAACGTATCACCCTTTAGCCCACGGTCTGTGAGCATCTCTCTCAGAGTCTTGAAAATGCGGTCGTCCATTGTCTTTAGTATTCATAACTACGAAAACGTCATTCCATTTTTACGCTCTAATTATAAATGAGCAACTGGGCATTCCTTGCTATTCTAGCTGGACTGGTACTTGTCTATGTCCTACTTTCTCGAACGAAGGAGGGGTTCGCCCTTGAGTTTGTGGACCGGTCCAATGAGAAGCGCACAGATGCTACCCGTGCCTCATCGTACAACCAGGAAACAAACCATTTTAAACCGACTGTACCTCTTGCCGAAGCTACGCCCGGTGTACCAACGCCCTACCGCGTGAACATGTTTGATTCCTATATTCCCGCTTAAGCGTACCGGGACTAGGAACAAAAAAGAGTATGCGAAAGACCATTTGTTTAAATATGATAGTCAAGGACGAATCACACGTTCTTGAAAAAACATTGGAAAATCTATGTCAGCATATCACCTTCAATTACTGGGTTATATGTGATACTGGATCTACAGATGGAACGCAAGATATAATCGTGAATTTTTTCAAGACGAAAGGCATTCCGGGAGAACTTGTACAGCATGAATGGCGAGATTTCGGTCATAATCGTACCGAAGCTCTTCGTGCAGCATACAAGAAGGCCGATTACATCTTTATTTTCGATGCGGACGATACCGTTCACGGAAAGCTTGTTATTCCCCCCTACCTAGACAAGGATTTTTACAAGTTTCAGTTTGGTTCTGGGTTCACATACTACCGTCCACTTCTCGTTACTGCGCAGAAGAAAAGTAAGTTTGTTGGAGTACTTCACGAATTCTTGTCTCTAGAGGAAGGAGTTCCTTCGGAAGGTGTTATTGAAGGAAGTTACTTTGTGGATTCGGGAAAGACTGGTTCACGGAGTCGGGATAAGGATAAGTATTTGAAAGACGCCACAATATTGAAAAACGCGTATGCGAAAGAAGTAGAAACGGGTGGTGGCTTGGCGAATCGGTATGCGTTTTACTGTGCCCAAAGTTTCAAGGATTGTAATCGTATTGATGACGCAATTGAATGGTATACTCTAGTTGCCGACAAACTTAATTCGTGGGTTCAGGAAAGGTATTATTCATGTTTGATGCTTGGAAATCTCTACAAGACTAAGGATAATTTTGAGAAGTCGTTGGAGTATTTCTTAAAAGCTCAGCAATTTGACCCAGACAGGTCGGAAGGTACGATTTTCGCAGCCGAACTCCTTCATCAGCGGGGACATCATTATTTGGTGACGTTGTTGTATGAATCAAATAAGAAGTACAATAAGGATCCTCAAGATAAATTGTTTTTGTACCGTGATTTCTACAATGATATTTTGGAATATAATTGCAGTTTGAGCGCATTTCATTGTGGAAAGCGAGACTTAGCTTACTCGTGTATCAAAACTATCATTCTAAATTCTATTGCGAATCAGGGAATCCTAAAGAACTGTTTTTACAATTTGCGAGCACATGCTCGTGAACTGAACTCTGACCCTGATACGTTTGGGTTGTTCAATATGATTTCGTACTTCCTTCAGTCATGTGATGGCGATACAAGGGAACTATGTGTTCTTTGGAATATCCTGTTTTCTAAACACCGCGCTATTCTTACTGCACCTTCCAAGTTTAAGTGTGCAGACAATACTCGACCCAAAGTGTTTCTTTCTATGACGTCATGTAAGCGTCTCGACTTATTCAAGGAAACTGTGAATTCCGTCCTGAATTGCTGGATGGACGCGAATAAAATAGATTACTGGTTTTGCGTGGATGATAATTCGTCAAAGAGTGACCGGTCTAGCATGCAAAAATTGTACCCTTGGATGAAATTCTACTTGAAAACTCCACAAGAAAAGGGACATCGTGAAAGCATGAACATAATTTGGAATAAACTTAAGGAACTCAAACCGAAATACTGGATACATATGGAAGATGATTTTCTGTTTTATATTAAGAAACCCTATGTATCTGAAGCCATGAAATTCCTAGATACGCACAGTGATATTAAACAAGTGCTTTTCAATCGAGCATATGCTGAAACAATTGAGCAGGTTGATATGCGAGGATACGACCCTATCTCGCCAGGATTTGTTGTTCATGACCATAAGCAAGGCAAGTTTCCATACCCCAACTGTCACTACTGGCCACACTACAGTTTTAGACCCAGTATGGTTTGTGTAGACGCGATTTTGGAGCTTGGGAATTACGATAGTCCGAACACATTTTTTGAAATGGATTATGCTATGAAATGGACATCGCGAGGATACAAGTCTGCGTTTTTTGATTTGATATGCTGTCGCCATATTGGGCGACTCACGTCGGAACGGAATACTGGTAAGGTTCAGAACGCGTATGACTTAAATGGGGAAAACCAGTTCAATACAACAAAATCAATGAAGATTCTGAATTTGAAGCGTCGTCCAGATCGGAAAGAGGCGATGGAAAAGATTATGAAAGATGCTGGGATATCCGAGTACGAATTTGTGGAAGCCGTTGATGGAATGGCTCTAAAACCCACATCGGATCTCAAAGACCTGTTTGAAGGCAATGATTTTGGAAATCGGCGTGGATTTATTGGGTGTGCGCTAAGCCACTACAATTTGTGGAAGGCTCTGCTTGCCGACAAATCAAATACCCACTACGTTATCTTTGAAGATGATGCTACATTGATTCCAGAGTTCAAAGATATCTATGAATTGCTAAAGCCAGAGTTTCCAAAGCACGAGTATCTACTTTTGGGGTATCATATGTACAGTGCGAATCGTGACGCCACGAAAGATACGTATGTTACTCTTAAAAACAAGGAAATCACAATTGGAGATATGCAGAATGACCTGAATGTTGGAGGAACGTTCGCGTACTCTATTAACAAGAAGGGTGCGCAAACGCTAGTTGATTATATTGGTAAGCATCGTATTCGCCACGGGATTGATTATGTTGTAAAGGTTTGTCGGGATTTGAAGTGTACGGAACTAAGGCCACAAATTGTATTTTCGGAGTGGTGTGAGAAGGTTGGGAATACGGTTGACTCAGATATCCAGAAAAACACAGATTGTCTTGATTTCAGCAATGTAATTCCTGCTGTAGACTTTGAGTTTATTCCGGGATTTGACCATATTGGCGATGATATTTATTATCAAGCTATCCCTCTTGAGAAAATGAAGCGTCTAGCCATGGATGACCCACAATGTATGGGGTTCAATACCCTTGGGTTCTTTAAAAATAATATCGACCGAGCTGCACTTACTACATCTCCATACTTTGGTCAGAATGATGGAATTTATATCAAGGTGTTCAATACTCCAACACAGTCCGAACCGGAAACATCGGGAAATACCATAAAAGTCAAAATGATTTGTAATTGGTCATCATCGAAAGATTTTGTGAATGCATTTCCCACAAAATATCCAGTACCAGGTCTAGAGCTCACATCGCGAGACGATGCGGATTATTTTGTTATTGTGAACTTACCAACGAAAGCCGATGAATACCATGACCCTAAGAAGACGATAGTTTTGCAGATGGAACCTTGGGTATACGATGATGCAAAACCGTGGGGTGTAAAGACCTGGATGCCCGAATGGAGAAATCCAGACCCCAACAAGTTTTTACATTCTCATACTTGCCGGCGATTCTTGAATCCTGCAGCGTGGACTCTTGGCGGTGATTTAACTACATTTCCACCGAAACGCTCAAGTGTAGCACTAATATGCAGTGACCAACTAAAGGATACTGGGCACCAACTTCGTGTTAATTTTGCAAAATTGTTTCCTGATTTAGTTCGGGTGTACGGTAAGTGCAACGCACATTCCCTGAGTTCCTACGTTGGTACTGTGCGTGACGAAGACAGGTATAATGTGTATGGAACCCACAAGTATGTGCTAGCTGTAGAGAACAATTCCGAAGTCAACTATGCAACGGAAAAGATTTGGGAGCCAATAATATGTGAATCTTTGACCTTTTACTGGGGATGTCCGAATTTAGAAGAGTATATCGATCCTCGGTCATTTGTACGACTTCCACTTGAAGATCCGGCCGAAGCTGCGCGTATTGTGAAGCAGGCTATTGACGAAGACTGGTGGTCCCAGCGTATTGACGCAATCAAGTCAGCAAAAAGGGTGATTATGGAAAAATATGGAATGTTCCAGATTATTTCAAATGTTATTCAGAAACACGCTAACAAGAAGCCTGAAACGTATTATAGCCAGGATGGTCAAGATATGTATTTGGATACCAATGTATTCAAGGGGTTTAAGAACGGAGTGTTTGTGGACGTAGGTGCAAATAATGGAGTACATATCAACAATACCCTTTTCTTTGAGACTAATCGTGATTGGACCGGTGTGAATATTGAACCTATAAAGGCGGTATATGATAAACTGGTAAATAACAGACCAAACTGCATAAACTTGAATTGCGCCGTAAGTAATTCCGATGGCGATGCAGAGTTTATTTGTAATGAAGGATATACTGAAATGATTTCAGGACTTAAAGACCAATTCGATCCTCGTCATGCGGAAAGACTAAAAAATGAGCTCTCTCATTATGGAGGAAATAGTACACTGATTACAGTCCCAACCAAACGGCTAGACACCATCCTACATGATGCAGGTATTAAACACGTACATTACCTGAGTGTAGATGTTGAAGGCGCAGAATTTGAAGTTATAAAATCCATCAATTTTGATAACGTGTTTATTGATGTTATCGGGTTTGAAAATAATTATAATGATACTAGTGTTCCAATCATTGATTATTTGATGGAAAGAGGGTATTCGATAATCCATAAATCAATGGATATTTTCATGAAACATCGCGACTCGAAGTTTTAAATTGTTAGAATAGTCTTTTCTTTAGGATGGTCCGGCAAAGTTCCGGCTGCTCGATGTTCCTGAACAGTATTCCAAATAGCCCGGAAACTTTCTAAATTTGTAGGTAACCATGTGCGGTCGCGAGGAACAGTAGTGAGACGGTACTTCTCAAATACCCAATATACGGTAGCCCACCACTCAGTTTCTAAATTCGGCATCATCTCCTTGCGCCAAGTTTGGACGTCCCGTTTATCATCAATATCTCGATATACAACTCGACCATTCTCAGCAACCGCGAACCACGATTTATACTGAGCAGTGGACTCTTCCCACTCAGAATAGTTCACTTCACGGAACTTCATTTCTACATAATCACACTCGTCCAAATCTGTGCATTCCAACTGCAACTGCATTTGGTGATAGTACGTTGAAGGAATTGGCGTGTCGTTCGAAAATTCTCGAGAAATAGGACACTTGAATTCTACAAGTTTTCCGTACCTGAAATCATTCTTGTCGGCAGTAACTAGAATACCGTCAGGTGACGCTCCGAGAAACGGATGGTCTCGATGAGGAATACATGTCGTATCCATGATTTGAACTCCACCCTGGATGTAGGTGCAATAAATATGTTTAGCGATTGGTTCGAGACGCGTACCCCAAAGCAGAGCCCGCGCACCGAATCCAGAACTTGCTGGTCGAGGTAGTAGTTTGGTCATTACGATTTCATGCTTGAGCGCAGGAGATGCATCATGAACAGCCTTGTAAATTTCCGAAGCAGTCAACATTTCTCCACGTTTAGTGTGCCATGCGTCGGTACGCTGGTCATCGTGACCGTACAGAAACAGAATCTGTTCAACCTTATCCATTCCCAAATCCATTGTTTATGTTCGTATACTATGTGTATTAAACCCGTTTTCAGGGTACATCCCGATTTAGAACAAATGCAGGAAATCCAAAGCCAAGAGCAATGGGTTCTTTTTCGTCTTGAACGGTTTTACAACGATAAAATAACTGAACGTGTACGTGATATCCTTACAGGGAAATCTAACCTTTCTCTTCGTCTTATTGACTGGTTTGTGACCAATTATGCGAAGAAGTACAATATTTCATATATGACGAAGGCACAGAAGCACGTGATTGTCTATTTATCCTACAAGTCTCATCTCAAGGCGTACAGCAAAAAGATGTTCGATCCATTCTGTCGGTGGAAGCGTATTAAGTTTCATGGTATGGACACGACAGTCGGACAGCTGAATTTTTTCGAGTGGGCATTGACGGATGAAGTTCTTGATTATCTGGAAACAAATCGGGATACTGTACATGCTGATATGGAAACTCGGCTACACGAACCTAAAGATACAGCCGATGGCCCAAAACGCAAACGTCACGAATTGTCGCATTCTGCTACGAAGTCTATGACCCGTCACGATGTGCGTGTAACTGTTAAGTTTGATTAACTCTTTCAAGAACAAATGTATTCTAATCTAATTCCCAACTATGTTTACCGAGATATATCGGAAGACATAGCTGACCACGATGACGATTTTGAGGCAGAAGAATGGAGTTACAATGGTCGTGACGTATTTCGCGGTTCATTGGATAGGTCGTATAAGTGGAATGTGTATTGGCTCTACGACGAAAACTTGAAACGTGTAGGTCTTGCTGAACACGACCCTGAAAATCCGGCGTTGTTTCATTCTCTGTGGTTTGAAACGAACCCATTCGCTACACTTTTACAAGAACGCGGTTGGGTATCTAAAGGTGCAACATTATGGGCGCTTCTTTCGAATGAAGCATACCAAGATTGTCTGGAAGATGACTTCCGAACTGTTATCGACAAAACACTCAATTCCAATATTCGTTTAATGACTCCCGAAATGATCATAACCCTTCCTGAAATTTATGCATGCTCCAAATGTGGAAAAAAAACCCTTTCGGCGCCAAGCAGTTGCTCGGACGCGAAAGTTTTTAGTTATTTATCTCCTGATTGCTCAGTATTGTTTGTTGATGATTCGTTCATCATGTACACTGCTCCTGCAGATTCTCGTGTATGGTCTACGCTGAACCCGCACCTGCAGCCACACGACGACCACCCTTCTTCGCCGGAGCAGCAGCCGGAGCAACCTCCACCGACTGAGCAGCTACTGGAGCCTGAGTCTGAGCCTGAACCCGAGTACCACCATACTCAGAATCGTCATTCTGAGTATCCTGATGAGCCTGCTGAGTCTCATCCTCGTCCTCCACCACAGTAGGAGGCGCACCAGACTCGTCATCGAACATATCTGCAGCCGTACGGCGAACCTGAGGGAACACCTGAGCGGCCGTTAGACGCCACGTCACACCAAAGCCACCGCCAGCAATCACATAGATGCTGCCGCTGACTACGAGATTCGCCTCAACACCCTTCGGGAAGATGCTGGGCAGAGACTCGGGCGTCACATACGTTACCGGATTACGCGAGGCATCCACAATCTCGGTCGAGACGCGGTTGTCGTATACTGGAACCTTGACTCGGAAGCTGGGAGGATACTTGCCGTTCGGCACGTACTCGCCATCAACCTTGTCGGTCGAGAAGCTCAGAATACGCTTGAAGCTGTCGCGGATAGCCTCCTCCGAGCGCTTCTTGCCGAACCACTTCGCACTATTCTCTACAGCAGCCTTGATGATATGATTCTCCAGATCCGACAGGAGATTGTACAGCTTACCAATCTCGTCCGCCCCAGCAGACCGATCCTTGCCGTACGGATCGCAGCCCTTCAGCGAACCGATGAGCGTGTACGTCTTCATACCCGTATCACCCTCACGAATAAGGACACCGCCCGGGTAGCCCACGCGGGGCATGCGGATTAGTAGGCTATTACCGTTGTAGCGCATGCTAATTGGGGGATTACGACCTGCCTTACCCTGACCTACCGTAAACGTTACGTCGTTAACATTGATTGCGTTCGCGTGGATAGGACCGTTCATTCTTATTGTTGTACTCTATTTAGGTTAGAAAGGTCTAAATCCGTTTTCGGGGAAAAGAAATCAGTTTCAATGAAAAATTCGCCTAGGACATCATGTCCATCGTTGGCGTAATCACTCTCATGACTCACTCGTCATATATTGAGCGGCGTTTGTTGACGCTAGTCCTTATGTTGAGATGTTAATCGTTTATTGACTGATGCCGTATTTCATGCAACTCAGGCTATTAAATCCCAGTCTTTGTGCTTTTCAGATGGGCCCGCTTTATGCGCTGCCGGTTCACCCGTACTATTCACCGATCTATCTCAACAGACCTAATATCTACTATCTTCACTAAAAAGAATCCGTTTTTGATGAAATCACTTTTATACTTTAGAGGAAAGGAAACGAGAACATTAAATAATGGTGTTGTGTGCGTCTTGTAAGAATAAGACGAGTACAGAGCAATGTCCATCTCAAGCAATGAAGGGGTTGTTATTCTGTGGAAAACACGCGAAAACAAAAACTAGGCGGTTGTGGGCCGACGTAAATAATGGAAATCAGAAAGCTACCACAATACAAAAAATATGGCGAGGGTACTTTATTCGTCATAGATTGACGTTAGCCGGGGAAGGAGTTCTTAAACGTTTGAATTGCCACAATACGGAAGAATTGGTGACTATGGATGAAAAGGAGAAGATTCATCCTCTCGATTATTTTTCATTCCGAGAAGCAGAGAAACTCTGGTGGTTTGATGTTCGGAGTTTGTATCATATACTGAAACGGTCAGCAAAACCGGAAAATCCGTATACGCGACAGCCTCTAACTATTGAAACACGAAGACGATTACGTGATGTGTGTCGAATACGAAAGAAGTTGGCTATAGAGAATTATCACGATCCTCCCAGACCCGAGTTATTTGATACTTTGGTCAACGAGAAGTGGCTGACTATATGTCAGATTATTGAAGAGAATGGTTTTTTTGATATGAACCATATGATGTTTTGTAGCTTAAATAGGTCTCAATTGTTTGTGTTTTTAAATCTTGTTCAGATGGATATTGTAGCGTTCGCAACCGAACATTCTATACGCTCAAAAAGGTATAATTACATTCATTGGGTGAGAACGTGTTTGTCCAATTTTGAAAAGAATCGAACAAACCGTCTCCAATGTTCTTGGGCTGTTTCCAAATTACTTTTATCAATTTTGTACGACTGTCCAGAGAATTATCCCATATGTTTCATAATTGTGAGCGCCCTGACTAGATTGTGATTTAAACAGGTAAGGAGTATTGAGAGTATAACAACCGCGTTAGAAATGTCGTCTTCCAAGTCTGCCATTAAGTCAAACACGATGCCCGCTGCTAAGAAGACCGCTGTCGCTGCCCCTGCCCCCGCTCCTGCCCCTTCCGCCGCCCCGAAGACGGCTGCCCCTCGCAAGGCTGCTGCGAAGGCCCCGGCCGCTAAGGCTGAAGTCACCGTACCGGTGGTGGCTACCACTACCCCGGCCGTAGCTGTCGATGCCGGTGTGACGGAGGTTCGCTCGGCTGCCGCGATCCTAGCTGCTCTCCAGGATAACCTGAAGGCTCTCGGCACGGAGTGGACTACGCGTGTCCGCGCGCTAGTCGCTGAGGCCAGTGAGGCCGCGAAGGCGCTGAAGCGTGATGTACGCAACTCTAAGCGCCGCGTCAAGAAGGATGTCGCCGACATGACGCCCGAGGAGCGCACCCAGTGGGAGGCCCGCCGCGCGAACAACGCGTTCCTCAAGCTCCGCCCGATCACGGACGAGCTTGCCTCGTTCATGGGCCTGTCGCCCAAGTCCCAGCGCTCGCAGACGGATGTGACGAAGTTCATCGCGACGTACGTGAAGGAGCACTCGTGCTTCGACCCTAACTTCAAGCGCCGCATCATCCCCGACGCGAAGCTCGGCAAGCTCCTGCGCGTGAAGGATGGCCAGGAGGTTACGTACCTGAACCTCCAGTCGTTCCTGAAGATTCACTTCATCAAGCCGGAGGTCAAGGCGTAAACGATTTCCAGTTTAGTAAAGCTGGTGGTGGACATCGCAGGTAGAATAAAATAATAAACTTAACCCATATTTTATGAGCCAACTGGTCGCATAAAATAGTTGGTAAGAATAAATGTTTGGCTCAATTGTAGGATCGATTCTTCTGCTTTTTGGCCTAGTTGTTGTTGGATACACAATCTACAGCATGGCTGTGCACACGCCAACCACGGTAACTGCGTGGGTATTTAACTCGTTCTACATTATTGGAGGTCTCGTTATTTCCTACTATGGATACCAGACACTGTACCCTCCGCAACCCTCATTTTTGGGCGTGGCCGGTGGACGCCGCTGGTACAAGTAAATGAAAAATGGAATTAATACGCGTAACGTATAGATAAGTATTCTACCGCTAATTCTAAGATGCCCCGCCACAACAGTGTTGCATCTAAGAGTAAGAGCGACGACATTGTGTTGTCGTACATAAGTGATTTGAAGGAAAAGAATGATACTGAATCGGTATATGTTGCGCGAGTCACGAAGACTCTCGGAAATGCTCGGATTCAAGTAGTTTATTCCAAGGGTCACAAAGTTTACGTTGAGCAAGTTAAGATTCCCGGTCGGTTTACTGGTCGGGCGAAGAAGGCTATGGGCGTTAGCTCTGGTTCTCTGATTCTCATTGCTGAAACTGGAGTGAATGGCGCACTTGCGCTAGAAATGATTGCGATTCTAACGCGTGAAGACCTCACGAAGATTCAAGACTATTCTGAAGTTCATCCCAACATTGTCTCTCTCGAGACTGACGCAGAGCGTCTGACTACAACCCTACTTACTGCAACAGCAGGTGACGGGTATGAGTTTGAGGCGCGCACTGAGGAAGTTGATATTGATAATGTTTAATTAATTATACTGGTAACTCTTTATCAGTCACGATGTATTCATGAGGAAGTTGAATGTATAGAATCGTACTAAAAAACGGAGTTGTTCGTCCATCAAGGACAACTGCTCTTATTTTTGAATTGTCGAATACCGAAGAGAACAGTCTTCCAAACAACTTATCTTCATTAACTGACTTTTTCACTTGGATACTACACACTTTTCCATCCCATCCACACAAGTTTCCCTTACAATCTTTCTTTGCGAATTGACCACATGGAGTACGAATCTTTGAAACAAATCCAGTTGTGCTTTTTACATCTACAAATCTCACTATCGCATCAAACCATTTGCGAAGAAGAGGCTCTAGAGTTTTACGTACAGGAGGATGGCTTCGTAATGCATCTCTCAAGTTTTTATAATCGGCGTGTTGCAGATCGTTCGATAACTGAAACATCAAAAACTCAAATACTTCAGATTCATATGAAATATTATCAGACACACCTTTCATATCTTTATCCGACTCACCAAACACTAGTTGGTCTTCACCTACTTCCTTCACTGTTTCAATAGTATCGGCTACCTGTCCAGTCCCTACTTTTTCAGGCTTGATTGGAACTCGCAGTCCACTTGTAGTCACGATTTCTACTCGTCGTCCAGCAGAATCATATAATCCATCTTCGAACTTGTATCCGACCGTAATTGTTTCTGCTTTTTTCAATAGTTCCTTTGTTTCCGCAAAGGACGGTAGTCGGTCTACATCTTCGTATCCCCATAGACGTGTATCTTCACTGTCTGGAATGGGTGAGCTGTTGAATGGAAGTACCATCTTATCGGGAATATACAGTGCCTGTCCTCGACCATATGGGTCTAAGATAACTGAATACTTGTCTTCTCCAAAAAGAACCTTTTTAACTTTCAGAGCTTGGGTATAATTGGGTATTTCGGTGGTACATGCTTCAGTTCGCATAACTCCCAACAATCTTGGAATAAATTTACGGAACGGTGGGTCTTCAAATACATTTGATTGGTACGTAAACTTGTTTTTAGAACGACGGGCTTTGCTGAGAATATCTATATCCTCATTACGCTGAAGAGCAACAATCGCACGAGTAGACGATTTAATCATTGACGAATGTAGTACACACCCAACCGTATTATTCGCAATATTTATCCTGAATACATCACACTGAAGTGCTAGAGCCGAATATTCCAAATCTTCAATAGGCGACAGCTCTTTGTTGTGAAACGCATCATCTATTCCGGAAATAAGCTCTGCTAAGTTTTTGCGCGTACTCTCATTCGGATGATCTTTGAGTTTAGTATAAATTTCTGCTGAATGCGTATCTGATTTCTTAGTCCACATCCTCAAGAACGAACATTTTAGAACGGTTTGTACAGATTCTCGTGGAGATGGAATAACTTGAGAAAGACCGAGAAACGTAGGTAGGTTTGTAGACGCATGTCCAAGACCTACACGGAAAAATCCGCTGCTATTTTCCGATATACGCTGATTATCTAGACTTTTATAGGTTTCAAGCAATCCAAGCATACGTATTAGTTCGGTACTCAATTTGGCCATACGAAATTCAGGTAGACGTTTATCGTCTTTGAACGCATAGTACTTATCCTTAATTTCCACTGATTTGTCTGTTTTTATAGTACGCGCTTTCTTGTAGCAACACGGCATATTCTTTCCATTTCCCGGAGATTGATAATCCTTGAGACCTGGGAAATTAGCTCCCGTTATTCGTTTTATCAGCGGATACTCTCGGGCATCCAATGATGTTGATGTTTGTAGTTTACCGTGACATACTGGACACTTCAAAGTATCGTCTTCAGACAAAAGCTGATCTTCGCGTAATGGAATTTCATCTTTCATGCACCAGTATTCTGGACACAGAAGTGTTCCAGTTGGATCATCTAATTCCATAATCTTTTCCTTTGGCGCAGTAGATACAGCATCGTACTTTCCATCTTCAAACGACTTGAGACGTTTCTTATCGTCTGGTGTGAACACTACGGGCTGCAGTTTCAAATCACACTTGCTCGCATAATCAGATTTTTCCACGAAAGTATCGGGGTCAAATGAACGTAGTTTATCGTGGAAGTAGTTGTATACCGTTGTCCGTTGATTGGCGACTGAAATACTTGTTTTCTTCGTTGGTTCTTCTGGTTTTTCGACCGGAACTTCTTCAGCTTCCATATCGTAGTAATCTTCTAACAAATCCGCAAAAGCATCGGTAATCACTGCATCCTCGTCAATTGCTTTTGTACTGATGACTGCAGATTCGGCAGCTATAGTTTGCATTCTAGGTGGACATATACTATCAAGGTCTTTAGAGTCTGGATTTGAAAGGATGTATCGCAGAAAGTCTGCGTATATTGTACATAACTCGGTTTCCTTGATGTATTCGATAGTCACAAACTTTGGACCGATGGTTAGTTTAGGATAATTTCGAAATAATCTGTCTCCTAATTTGTTATTCTCTTCACGTCTCGCAAACACATCCTGAATTAATGTGGACGCATGTTCGTTCGTAATTGAAAACTCTTTAGCGACCGTATTCACATCTAACGGACCTTCTTGCGACATCTGAACAAGTTTAGCTTCAACTGATGTGATTCCAAAGTTCGAATGGTCAGTGCGCAATAATGTGAATTCAGACTGTTCCTTGTTTTTTACCGCGAATATCGGGGAAATGCAATTAAAACGCAAAAGACTTAGCTCGTTAATTGGTGTATTGTACGTCATATGAATCATCATATCCTGCAGTTCCCATCTATTCAAATGAATATCTTTGAGGTCCACGAAAGGAATAATAGCATCGAATTTGTGTAGCCATTTTTCACAATCTGCTTTAATTTCATCGATCGTTTGGGTACAGGTTCGTGGACGTTCCGTAATTATAGTCATATCGACCGACGTTATAGCTATACGGTCAAAGCTATTTTTCGATGTTCCACGATATAAAATTAGAGTAGGTCGGTTTCGTCTAGGTTTAGTTGTTGATGACCAAGATTTCCACATCTGCATATCCAAATACGGTTTCTTCGTTTTCGCATCTTCTGTAAAGAACTTGTGTCGATTAATTTCATCATTTGATGTGAACAAGGAAATGTACGGAACATCTTGTGAAACTGTAAGTCCATAAAACATTTGTTCGAATCTGGTACGTACAGCACTTCCAAAATCAGTGTCTACCCACGGAATATAGAATTTTGTGGATAATATGTGAATGTCGTTGTGCTGAGCGTCTTTTGGAAGTTTCAGTGATAATATATCAGAAACCAACTTAGAATTTTTGTGAAGGATATTTACGGATTCGTCCGATAAGGTAGCGGGCGTTATGGAACGAAGTAGAGGGTAGAAATACGTAACACCGGCTTCTTCTACTTCCTGGTCGTAAATTTTATATGCAAAATGATCGATGTTCTTTACCGAATACAAACTGGATAATAAAGTTGTGTTTTGTGGTACTGGTATTTCTACAGCCGGAATACGCGAGAGGAACTTGCTATCTCCATTCAAAGGCATAATAAACGATTTCAATTCGGAGACTCCTAAGATACGGTATTCTGCGAAGGTACTTGCCGGGGCAAACAACTCTTTAAGTTTGGAAGGGTATTCTGACCATTCTTCAATAGTGTATGGTTCAAAGGCAACTTTCGTGTTTGGAAATCGGTAGTTTGTCTGGTACTCTTCAAACACAGACTTTTCTATCGTTCGACCATTGTAGGAGAGACGATGAAATAACCCGGTCCACGTTCGAGGGTCGGACTTATAGTAGTCTTTGGGAAACTTCACACTCACTAAAATGTACATACGGTCAGGATGACTGTTCGCCGAAGTCGCCACTTGTTCTCTGACCGTTTCAATAGTATCATCTTCAAAAAAGGAGACGTTGTGTCTCTCTTTTGAAGTTATGTTCACAAGCTCTCGTCGCTCCATCTTATTCATAAGACCGCAATTTTGTATTCAATTATATCGGGCTGTCTGAAATGGACATTCCGCAATAGGAAACAGGAGATTTAGAGTAATTAACTGGAGTATAGATTCCCACTCCAACAGCATCGTGGAGAATCTTCTTGAAATTTGTCCAGAACTCTGGAGTATGACCAATTGTTGTAGTCATAAGGTGAGACATCTCATGCAAGATAACGAACATCACGGTATTCGCGTCTACCAATTTGTATGGTTCAATCTTTTCACGCATACACACAACAATCTTCTCACCCTTGTTTTCAGAATAAGACGTGGAATCCGCATGAATATCGTTCTCACACATATTTTCTGGCTTGAACCGTTCAAGAAGAACCTTTGTTCGAGGATCGGCGGCGGACGCTGGGTCTTCGCGATACTTCGTCATCAATTTATCCAGATTTTTTCGGATATCAGCCATTAATTCGCACGCTTCCTGCTTATTTGGAAGATCCTGAACCTTGTAGACACGCCCATCCTTCGAACTTTTTACTTCCTGTATATTTCCTACACTTCGCGTAGATGCATATGCGAGTGCAACGCCCGCACCAAGTAGTGCAGCTGGCCACATTATTAGTTGTTCTGAATTGTTTTTGCTATCAACTACTTGCACCATATCATTCCCCAGTCAACTTTAGGAGTTGTTGCTAGTAGCTTATTCTTCAATGTATTCGCATCAAAATACTGTTCTGGATTCGGTCTGAATGTATAATTGTCCTGCATCTGCAAATAGAAATTTGCGAATCCTAGTGTGGATAAATGGTCAATACACTTAAACGTTATATCATTCACTTCACTGGCCCATTCAAAACATAGGTGATTTACTTTTTGACTTAGGGATGATATACAACTATATTCGCCACCTTCAACATCAATTTTAATAAGTTCAGGAATTCCATACGTTTCAATTAACTTATCAATAGTTATAGTCTTACACCTTATTTCCCGGTAAGGTTTTCCGAAAAACCGAGAATTGGGGCTTGTTAGCCATTCTTTATTTAAAGTTGATAGCACATCATCGTAGTCTGCATGATAGAATACGATATCGTTACCATCATTGTTGCATACAGCAAAATTTAGTGGTATGATTTTACTATTATTTCGTACATTAGCGCACAATTTATTAAAGGTAATAGAAGATGCCTCTACCGTTATAATTTTGTCGGCAGTATGCACATTCTCTATTGCCCAACAACCAATATTCGCACCTATATCAAAGTACATTTAAAACTATATGTGAGATATAGCTTTAAATATAAAAATGGATTGTTTTTGGTCAGAATAGTGTATATTGCCCACAGCTTTGTACTCAGTAACATGAAACACTGTGGTGCTTCCGTTGACGGTAAACGGCCTTTGGGAAAACCGAAAAAACGTAGGAGACGTTTCTCTAATGTGCAAGACTGAATTCATCGTTTGAAGATGATATCATATCTGCATGCGAATGGAGTTTTTTCCTTTAAGCGTCCAGGCCACGCTTGAAGGGGTTAGGGGCAATCGTGGTGTTGAGGAACGGGCCGACCTTCGCCTGGGGGTTGGGGTTCTCCGAGCGGATATCCCACGAGGCATTCCGGTTCGTCTGCGAGACACCAGCCACCGCCGTATTGGTGTGCGAGCCGGCATCTAGGAAGTTCTGGCCCTTGAGGTCACCAACCGCCGCAGGGTTCACGGCAGCCCAAGACGCACCAATCGTTCCCTTGGGTAGGAGTTCGCCAGCACTCAGAGTCGTTTCCGAGTACGTGGACTGGGAAGCAGGGTGACGACCCTGAACATCTTCCGTGGGCTGGGCATTACCGCCCGCCGCGCTTACGGGCTTTCCGTACGGGCCAGAATCCGATAGAGGTCCCTGTACGCCGAGGCTGTCGGTGAGCTTCTCCATACCTTCTCCAACAACCGCCTTCGCCGATGAATAATTACTTAGCAGCCACGCAACCACTACAACGCCACCGAGGGCAAGAAGGAGCTTCGTAGTCTGTCCCTTCATCTTGTTGTTTGATATGAAGTGAATAAAAAATTCGGCTGTTTTTCAGATGGAAAAGCACAAGGTAGAGCAAGATGGCGAATGACCCCCTTCAATACTTCTCGTCTCCGGAATTTCAGGCGTATTTTGAGAAAAATATACTGAGACCAATTCTTTCGAAGGTCTTTCAGTATTTATATCCATACATTGTCGCACTAACTCTTCTCTGGGTAATCATGTTCCTCTCAATCATCATTATTCTTGTCCTGCTTTTCAGAGCTAAGAGTTGAGGATTGTGGATCGGGATACAGGACTTCGATAATATCTGCTCGGCGCATACTCCACACCTTGGGAATACCCTTGGCTTTCGCTTCTGCTTGAAGCTCCTTTAAAGTCTTCTTATCCAAGATCATCTTGTCGGACAACTTCTCCATAGACAGAATCCTGATAAGCTGTGCGCGAGACATAACGTAATAATGCTTAATTTTCGGGTTGTGTACCTTCGCCTCAGCCTTTAGTTCGGTTATCGACATTGTGTGATAGTTCATTTTGATACTCTTTTTTCAAGTATAGCCCGCTAAATCCGTTTTCAGTTTTTGGTCCTTAATAGTAATGGATATAGTCATTGTTTCAGTTGTGACTCTTGTGTCGGTGGGCGCAAGTTTGTACATGTACGCACTCAGCAATATCCAAAAGTTGAAAGCCGACTGGCCACTGTATCGGTGTAATCCTGCATATATGCCTTTAGCTGGTCTTGTTGGTGAAGATCCGTTTGGTAATTTCACCGACTGTACGATGAAGAATTTCCACGATTATACTGGATTTGTGATGGACCCAATCATGAGCCAGTTTTCTCAGATGACCGATATAGTCAGTGGAATCGGTGGAGCAATGGATTCTATGCGTTCGATGATAAGTGATACACGTAGCGGGTTCTTGGGAATTGTTGGGATGGTGTTTGGAAAAATTCAGAATTTGATGAGTCAGTTCCAGTACATTATTATTCGTATGCGAACTCTGCTCGCACGTGTTATTGGAATCATGATGTCGTTCATGTACATTTTCTATGGCGGAATGGATACCGGTAAATCTGTTATGAATGGTCCGGTCGGACAAACTATGAACTTCCTGTGTTTTGACCCGAACACTCTTCTCAAATTACAGAATGGGACAGAAGTTCGAATGCAGGATATCCCTCTTGGGTCTATATTGGAAAACGGCAGTACAGTCACATCCTTGTATACGTTGGACGGAACTGGCGTATCAATGTATAATTTATATGGTGTTGTAGTCAGTGGAAACCATCGGGTATTAGTGGGTAAGAGCCCAATCCAAGTTTCGCATCATCCCGATGCTGTACCTGCACCAGAGCTTCGACGACTCTCTTGTCTGAATACGAGTACACATACCATACGTATTGGACACGTTGTATTCATGGACTTTATTGAAACTACGAAACCAGTCTTTTTGGAAGTCCGCAGGAATCTTACCGAATTACACTATAATGGTTGTGTATCTCCACACAATATGATAAAGTCCCCCACATCGTCGTATCCAACTGGCCTTACACGGGAAACGAGAGTATTGCTCAAGAATGGTAGAGCAGAACGTATAGACAATATTATTGTTGGTGATGTACTCGATACTGGCGAACGTGTGCTGGGAGTTGTTGTACATAATGGGAACAATACATATTATGGAGAAGTAGAAAAGGGTATTACGGCTCATCCTTGTTGCTGGGTCTTTGAAGATAGGCATGTTCGTACAGTAGAATCGTACCAGCGTATCGCAAAACAAGTTGAGACTATGCAGTTGTTCAATTTAATCACGGATAGTTGCATGTTTCCCGTAGTGTCTGATTCGGGAAATAGGTATCTCGTGCTAGGCGAGCTGGAAATAACTCACTGGTTTTTCGAACGATTTAAAAATAGGTACTTAACATCAGTAGCATGATTCTTGTTTTAGCGGCAACGTTCGCATCATTGATTGCGATTCTGGTTGCTCATGGGATGGGGTCATGGGAAAAGGTAAAGGCAAACTGGAACGATTACCGGTGTAATCCGATGTATATGCCGGTTGCCGGGTTTGTTCGACCAGATATCGATACCGGAGAAAACTTTGTGTTTTGCACGAATGCTATGGCCGGAGAATTTTACAAACTTGTTCTTGACCAAGTTCAGTCATATTTTAGTATTCTTACTGGCTCGCTTGGAGAGATGTTGAATCCACTTACGTTATTCCGCGGCATCATCACCAAGATTCGTGGGTTTCTTCTAACGTTTGCGAAACTGACTATTTCAAAAGCTGCTTCTTCTATGAGTGTTTTCCTACACTACTTGGAGAAGATTCGGGATGTCCTAAAACGGTTTGTGTCGGAAGGGTATATTGGAGCATACCTTGCTCAAGTTATTGTGGATTTCATATGGTCGTTTGTAACTCTGTTTATTTCGATTATCAAAACGTTCGTCTATATTCTTCTTGCGATTGCGATTATTCTCGCACTATTTAATCCCGTACTGCTTGTCCTCGCAATAACTATCGCATCATTAATTGCTGCGTCCGGTTTTTAATCGCATCCCATAAGTAATAAATGAACAAAACCGCGCTCGTTCTCGCTTTTTTCATTGCGGCAGTCCTTGCCGGAGTTTTCGTTCGCTTTAATATCGGTTCGGTGATGCCGACCTCTAAGGAGAGCTTCATGCAGCAGCCGGCCGGAATGCCCCTCAACGCCGGTGGAATGGGACCCTATGACCAGGTGAGCATCGGGGGTGGTCTCTCAGGGTGGGCTGCGAACGAAGCGGCGCCAATAAATGCGTCTGGTCTTCCCGGTCAGTCCTTAGACACGAACAAGCTGATGTTTCTAGTTGATAACCAGGTCGATAATGACTGCTGCCCGTCAACGATGAACACCGACAGTGGATGCGTATGCTTAACTGAGGAGAACCGTCGTCTAATGGCTTCGCGTGGCGGAAATCGGGCTTAAACAATTGTTTCCCATAAAACTTAAATGGACACAGCTAAGATTTTCCAGGCATTTGTCGATGATATCCGCAAGACGTTTCCGGACCTGGAAGCAACTGTAAATCTAGATAACGACGTAAAGAGTTTTGAGACGTTTTATTCACACGCTCTCAAGATTCTTCAGAAGGATGATACATTTTTTACCGATGAGACTCGTACTATGTTCGGTATAGATTTAAGCAAGATGTGGCTTCGGGATATTCCTAAGGAAGAGTTTTGGAAGCATCTTCAACTCTGTACCATTGCATCCTTTGTTCACGGAGACCTGAAAGAGAAGATTGGGTCTATTATTGATATTTTCAAGGCATATTGGCTCAAGACTGGAACGCCAAATGACGAGGTAGACAAGATTTTGAATGATAAGGCTAGTGAAGACCACTTCAAAAAGATTTTAGAATATATTGCCGAAACTCGTCTCGCCAAGATGTTTATGGATGTTATGGAGAATCTGGATTTTTCCGAACTCAATTTGAACTTAGAGAATCCAGAGCAGATGATTGAGATGCTAAAGAATCCCGAACATCCCACGATTAAGAAAGTTATGAGCAAAATTCAGGCGATTATTAAGACGAAAATGGAGCGTGGAGAAATTACGCAGCAGAAGATTCAAGAAGAAATCGAAGCTATTAAGGCCAAGGTCACGTCGATTTTCGGAAACATATTCAACGATGCACTTGGAGGTACGCGCGGAGAAACTGCACCGACCGTTCTAATGGGAAATTCTCCAGAGGCGAGGCGGCAAAGAATGCTTGCGCGGCTACAGAAGAAACAGCGCGAGAAAACCTCACGGTAGAAATAAGATGACCGAACAAATCTGGTTCAGGGATCCAGCAATCTTGTTTGCCCCAACGACATGGAGTCAGTTCGTACCCACGAAGTCTATGACTACACGACAGGCCTTGAATGCCGTAGTACGGTTCTCCGTCTACTTTTCAGTCATTCTCTTTTTGGCTACTGGTGTGAGTGCATATCTTCTAGCCGTCCCAGCGGTTATGGCGGCTTCAGTTCTACTCTATACTCTGTTTCCACATGGGCGAGTTCTTGAAGCGTTCAAGGCAGCGGTAAGTGGAAAAGTGTATACTATGCCGACCCAAGCGAATCCGTTCATGAACCCACTGCTAACTGAAATTCTAGATAACCCTGATCGCCCCGATGCCGCGCCTGTAACTCGCTCAGACGTTAAGGCGAAGATTGCGGAGTCGTTCGCACAAACGACGGATATTTACATGGATACCACCGATCTATTTGACCAGGCAAAAGCTATGATGAATTTCACCACTATGCAGTCTGCGACTATCCCGAATGACCAGGATGCATTTTTGAAATGGTTAGCGAAAGGTGTTGATAAGCCAGACTACTCATCCGCACCCCCCGCTCGTCGGGCTAAGATTGATAATGAAGGGTATGTTCCTGCTCGGGGCTCAACGAGTAGCCTTTCGTCCACGGCGAACAAGCCGGCGGGTACGATGCCTCTTCGTGCGCCTGCGGCCGCCGGATCCGCCAAATAAATCTTTCTTTAAATCTTTTTTTGACCGCTGTCCATCTACTGATTTTGTCTTTTTGGAATCTTTGTACACTTCAAAGTGTGGAAATCCCGTAATACCCATTTCAGATGGAACTTTTGAACTTTCAATCTTGCAAAACTCCATGTGGGGAATCTCCTTCTCTAATTCTCCCCATGGCTCGTGCATAGGTATACAGTGTGGACATGTCTCCATATAAAAGAACACGGCTACCGGTTTTCCTGACTTTATTGCTTTTTTCAGATCGGTTCCGTCCAGTTCTCGCATTTAATTCTTAGGACACAACAAAATGGACAAACACTGGTCGGGATATTTGAACGCAGTGAGTGGAACACCAATACCTAAAACATCTATGCCCGCACCATATCCAGCTACTGATACATCCAGGGGAACATCGGGATTTATGGATTTACTTGTGACGAAACCCGAAGTACAGAAACGGTATGATGCTATGGAAGCTACCTGGGAAGGTGTTAGTGCCTCCGATGCTGCGATTTCTAGTGGATTATTCAAAGGAGAATCAATGCCGGTTACGGCACAAAATATACCGGTACAGAATAAGAAATGAGCGGGGAAATTGTTCATCTGATGCTAACGTTGCGAAACCAAGTTAAAATATACCATTGGGAAACCATGCAGTTTTCCCGCCATACGTCAACTGATAAGTTGGTTGATAGTCTAGACGATTCTATCGATAAGTTCATGGAAGTGTATTTTGGTAAGTATGGTCGCCTGAAGTTGACTCAGCGCACCGGTACAATTCGGTTACGCAATTACACTGACGAAGAAGGCCCAGAACTTCTGAAACAGGCGGTAGAATGGTTAACAACTCGTTTGCCGAAATTACTCAGCAGTAAAGATACTGAACTGTTGAATATTCGTGATGAGATTTTAGCCGATTTGAATCAGACTCTGTACTTATTTACGCTTAAGTGAACGGCGTTTCCGTCCACCATTCGTAGGCTCGAATTCGGCGTTATCAGTATTTAATGAACTACCGATGCTCGCCCCAAACGAAGCATCTGGAGGAGGCCACGTCGCCGAATCTCCACCTCCACGCTTTACACTCCTACGGCGAGTCTTACGACTTCCCTTACGAGACCGTTTTACCGATTTTTTCACAGTCATTTCTTATATTCTTACAAAGACAATGTGGCTGTGGCTTATTTTGCTAGTGGCTGTTGTGCTTATTCTTTTTTACTCTCGTTCGTGTTCCCGCGAGAACATGAGCAATGAAAAATTACTGTCTACGCTTGAAACGTTTGGCGCACAAGGTACGACAAAAGACAAAGACCCCAACCTTTCTAAGAATTTACCGCTGAAAGGTCCGCATGCTCCTCCCATAGATCCGGCAGATTCGTTGAAGGCAAGTACCAAATCCGGAAATTCCGGTGGAGCGTACCCTCAAGTATTTGGCCCCGATGTCGCGATTACTCCAGGAACGTCTGGAAATACCGGAACGTCTGGAACAGTTGCGTCGGGGTACACATTGTCGGATTCCCCACCGAATGATGCGAATTACGAATTCAATCCAGATTTGAAGAATGCTTTCCCGTACAGCGGACCGCCACAACCCTTTTTAACCGATTTCTCTAAGATACAACATTAAAGGAGTATGTTTGGATTGATGAACTTCGCTGGAAGTTGTTGGGTGAATACTTGTTTGCAAGCAGTGTTTCGTATTCCCGAAGTACAGACAAGATACGATGAAAAACAGCACGATGCTACAAACAAAGTTGATTGTTGTTTACAAGTTATTTGGGAAAGTAAGGGTCGAGAAGGTCTTCAGGAATTTTTTGAGTCGGTGAGAACCGAAGCTATGCCTGCCGGACGAAGTATTGGCGATAGTCATGAACTCCTAGTCTATTTGTGCGACAAACTACCTTTTTTAGATAAACTATGTCGATTTAAAACGGCTGACTCTATTCAATGTGATTCTTGCCAACAGCGAGATATTCGTGAAGATTCGGTTATGGAATATTCACTAGTTTCGGACGGGAAACGTGTACCTATCTCAGACTGTATTGTGAAATCTGTTACGCCTTACAAAGTTCCAGATTGGAAGTGTGAAAAATGTAAGGAGTTAGGTTGTACGAAACAACAACTTATTGGAACATTTCCACAGGTCATGATTTTTCATATGATTTCAGAAGATGCATCTGTTGATTATGCATCTATTTTGAGCTTGAATAAGAATAAGTATGCACTTCTCTCTGTGAGTTGTTACAATGGTTCGCATTGGTGGGGATACGGTCGTAATATGCCTCCTGGCTCTTCATGGTATACGTTGGACGATACGTCTGTTGTAGAGCATGGTCCAAAAGAATTCCCAATTTCAGGAAGGATGCGATTGCTGATTTATTATCGCCTTGAAAGTTAATGAGCGCCCCGAATTCATCGTCACCTGCTGGAGTAACCGGCTCCGACTGGAGTTCTTATTATGCATCTATACAGAATTACTTGAACTTACCAGTTTCTGGTGGAACTACAGGTCCTGCGGCTCCTGCGGCTCCTGCGGCTCCTGCGGCTCCTGGTG